CGTCAGCGTTTACCGTCTTAACGTCGGTGAACACAGAGAATCCGTCTTTGTTGTTGAACTCTAGATCGAAAGCGTCGCCGTCAGCCAAAAGGTCAGACGTAGCAGGAGTAACGGTTACGTTGTTACCAGATACAGTAACAAGTGAGTTGTCTTTTACGTTCTGCCAGTCAGCAATCAATACGCGAGTAAGACCTCCGGTAGGGATGTCGGTACAAGCGAAGCTAACTCCAGAAATAGTTACATTACAAGCCATTTTATTTTACTTATTAATTGGTTAAAGAAAAGGGGGAGGTTAACTCCCCCCTATTAACTTTAGACGTGCTTGTAGTACACAATCTCTGAACCCTTCAGGTAGTCGAATCCAAGTTTGAATTGACCCCAGATCTTGTCAGAAGACAACTCAGCTTCGTACTTCATATCGATAGCGCGAACGTCGTTGTAGTCGTCGGTCAGCATAACGATATTCATCGGAGCAGAAACGAAGAACTGGTTTACAGGAAGGCTAGGGAAGTGTACAACCTCCATACCGTAGTAGGCAGGAACAGATCCCTCAACGATACCCTGAGGAGTCGTAGTGTACTTAGCAGCAATAGCGATCTGGTAGTGTTGCATAGCAGCAGTACCGAGGAAGAAAGCAGGCTTGTACTCGCGGTCAGCGTCACCGTAAACGGCAGCGATCATAACTTCGCTCATCGTCTGGTAAGCGTCCTCCATCTTATCAAGGATGTTAGAAGGAGTCAAAGCAGCAGTACCAGTTACGTCAAGAATAGCAGCGTCAGCAGCGAATGCAGTCGTCAGTTCAGTTGCAGCAGTCTCAAGAGCCTTTTGAGCAGAAAGCTTAGCGAAGTAATCAAACACCCAATCCTTGAACTCACCGTCCATAGTCTCTGGGTTGTGCTGACCCTTCTTCAAAAGTACAGAACGGTAGGTGTTCTCAAGAACAGCCTTACAGTTCAGGAAAGACCACTTGTAGGTCTCTACGGTCATCTCCTTGTCGGCGATAGAAGCAGACGATTGTGCATCGAATACACAAAGGTCGCTACCAAAAGACAAAGCAGCGTCGTAGATAGGAACGTTCACCTTCGACTTAACGCCGTCAACAAGACGGAAGCGATTAAGTACGGCAGCCGACTTGACCATCGTATCGATGAACAAATTCGGTTGGCGATTATGCCACGCAATATTAGCTACAGAAATACCCATTTTTTATTTAGTATTATCGTTAATTATTAGGCTGAGGTGATCTCAGTGTCAGTTACAGTAACAGGGGCAGCACCAGCAGAGGTAGCAGCAATCTTGCGAATGCCCAACTTAGAGTTGCTAGTGTTCCAGTAAAGTTCGTATACAGCTCCGTCTTCTTGTGAGATGGCGCTGTTAAATACCAATTTTGCCATTTTTTAATTTAATTTACAGATTAGTACAAGCGACCACCAAACAGGTTGTTGATCAGGTTGATTTTTTCAGGAGTGATTGAGTTGAAGACGAGGGTCTTATCCTCTTCTTTAACTTCATCTACTCCTTCTTGCTCAAAATTCAAAGCCTTTTCAGCTTCTTCTTCTGATGCTTCTACGGCCTCTTCCACCTCGGCGGCGGGTTCTTCCACAGACTCTTCGGCTTTGTACATAGACTCTTTGTCTTTGTTCTCACCCATCTCTTCTTTTACATCCGAAGCCATATCATCTTCAATCTCAACCTCTACTTGACCTTCTTTCGAAGCGGGGTTTTCCATTGCAGCGATATGTTCTTGGATGATCTCAATAGCTTTTCTCAAATCTTCAAGACCAGCAAAACGCTCCTCTACCGAAGTCATTGCCTCTAGCATCAGTTCGTTATGCGCCTCAAGATCTGCAATCTGCTTGTTGAGATTTTCAATTGTAGCGTTGTGCTTAGCTTCAATTTTGCCAAGCTCTACGCCAAAGTTGAATTCACTCATCTTTTCAGAATTAGATAATTTAACATCAGCATTGATTTCGATAGAGAAACCATTGATCTCTCCATCTTTAATACTCTTTTTGAGAGTATCGTCTTCTATCTTCACCTTAGCGAAGACAGTGCCCTTAGGCAAGTCGTATCCGTAGTCAACGCTCTTGTCGTTGTCGGATTCTTTTTTCCATACCTCTAGCATCACAGCACCATCAAACATCTCACCGTTATGCTGTACGGTAAAGAAGTTGAATCGTCCGTTCTTTGAGTAGCGATACATAATATTGTCAATCACCTCTTCGGTGAACACTACATAGTAATACTCTCCGGTCTTGTAGTTCTTACGGAGAATCATTTTGTTGGGGATCATAATAGGCCCAACAACCAAACCCTTTTCTTCGCTCTCAAAAACAAAAGATGCTTCTTTCTCTTCTGAGAAGTATACGAATCCTTCTTCGATAGCAGGTCGGTCTACTAGCGAAATGCCAAACATACCGCTGTTCTCAACGTCTTCGTTGAGCGTAATCTCGTATACGGGATACTTTGTCATTTGGAACTCTTAGGATGTGATTTGGGAAGCAAATCGTTGTCTGTAGTATACTTCGGATTTTGAGGCTTTCCCTTTACAATAAGGTACAAAAAAGCATTAAGTCGGGCTAGTCCCCACTGCGTTGCTGACTTAACAACTGGTGAGTGGCTAGTGTTAAAAGCACCCATACCTCGAAGCACAACCTTACGGGCTGTAGTGATAGATACCTTTTTATCTGGGTATTGCTCGTTGTGCTTCTTTACTTTATTGGCAATAGACTTGATAACTTCGGGACCGAGCTTTCCGCCTTTTCCTACACCCTTAGGGTTGGGGTTTGGGCTATCGCTGTTTGGTGCCTTTCGAGATTCTTTAATAACTCCATCACCTGTTTGAACAGCAAACTCCTCTAGTAGTCCAATGCGACGGAGGAAGTCCTGTTCGTTAAACTCTACTCCGTTACGAATAAAGTCCTGAATCTGAATAATAGCAAGACGCTTTCGGTTTGACTTGTCGTTGACCAAACGCAAGATAGAAATAATTCCATCTACCATAGCCTTGTCTTCAGATACTTCGTTGTATCGACCCTCTCGGATTCCTGCTGCCTTACGGATAGCCCAGTCAACACCAGCAGTTCCTCCCCAAATAAGCCAAGCAACATAACCTCGATCTTTCCAAGGCGTAGCTGTATACTTAGGGTCTACCTTGCTGTTCTTTCGGTGGCGATTAAACGCAGCCATACGAGCAATCGTAGAGTAGGACAAACGCTCTTTATTGGCTAATTGATTGGCTCTTTTCCAGCCAACTACCGTTCCTCCTTTTACCTCGTCTCCGTATTGCTCCTTCCAGCGAAGGGCTTTCTTTGCAGCATTTACAGCCGCTTCCGGGTAGTCGTTATACGTTGCCATCCTATACTTAATTTACATTAAAGGAATCGTACAGTAAACTCCCCGTAGAAGAAGTTGTTGAAGATGCGACCTTGCACCGAATCAATCACAAAGTTTTCTGTTGGTCCATCAAGGTAGAAATACTGATTAAAGAAGTACAGGTTTGTGATGTAAGAAACAGGTACTGCCGCTCTGAACTTCATCTTAGTGCGTGCTGGTGCCTGAATCTTATCTAGCCCAGTGTAGTAAGTAAAGAAGTCGTCTAGCGAGGTCTCTGTTCCAAACTCTAGGTTTAGTCCGTCTCCGTTTACATTAATAGGATAGCCACCTAAGAAGTACGGGCCTAGCGGTTTGTAAGCAAGACTTTGAACTATCTGACCGTATGAGTTAGTATCGAGGTACTGTGGGTAACGAATAGTAGTCTTATAGTCGTGCTGACGAAGGTAGAAGAAACGGACGCCAATATCTGTATAGTCTAGAATCTCGTTATTGATAATTCCAACCTCTTGACTAGGCAATAGCTTCTGAATTGCTTGATCTGGTAGCGGCGCAATATCACCACAAACAGTCTTACGGTCTCCGTTAATCAGGGCGCTGTCAAACTGAATAGAGTATTTACCCTGACCACCTGTTGCGACCTGTCCATCAAAAGACCCGTATGCTAGTCCGTCCGTACGCTTATCGTAAAGACCTTCGTTTATTTCGTTTAGCAAACGGAAGAATGCGTACTTCTCTTGACCTCCAGATACTTCGTATGGAAGAAGGTCATCTATATATTCATTCAAAGGAATACCTGTAGATGTACTGCGGATGTCGTTGAGCGTATCGAACAAAAAGGTTGAGGTGCTGTAGTCGTAAATGATAGACAACCCGAAACGATTTACAATCTCCGAAAAGAACTCGTAAGGAGTCTTTGTTGCTGAGTTCTGTAAAGAGTATTGGAATGTAAACTGATCCGAAGGAGCTGTAGCAACAAACTCATCCTGTGTAGAAATTGACATACGGAGGTTCGTATGGCTGTAGTTGTAAACCCTAGCCTTTGCAATATTAGGAGCTAAGATTGGGTAGTTAGCTGATATTACGTTGTCTCTGTCGTCAACGACCTGAGCGTAAATAATGCCCTGAATATCAATCTTAATGCCCAAAGAGTATTGAGCAGAAGCTAGAATATCAATTGGGTAATCGAAGAATAAGTTTTTTGCTTCAAAAAGTATGGCATTTTCGTGAAGGTGACCCATACCATTGTGCTCCTGATCTATCGCTTGACCGTTTTCAAAAACAGATGCAGTAAGCTGAGCAGGGTTCCCACTTGAGTCCAAAAATGGCAGCTCTGCGATTGGCGTACCTGACCTGTAGATAATTGCCCTAGGTGAGAACGTAGCACTAGAGACATCGTTGATTCCATCAACAAGTAGTCCCCAATCTTCACCCGGGAAAGGAGATGGGAATTTAATTGCAGGTATTGCTAACTTAAAAGTTATAGCAACACCGTTGTTGTTTAATATAATTCTACCGGGGAAACCACTAGACCAAGCCACATAACCTAATCGATCCTCGTTTGTTGGAGGGTCTGGTACGGCTTGAGGATTTGTGTTTGACTCAAAGTATGCTCCGTATGTAAGTGTTCCGCTTTCATCAGTGGGGTCGTAGTTTGTCCCTGGCATCTCAACATATAAGTTGCCCTGAGGTATATTTGGATATAACGCTACTTGATAATCACCCGGTATTGAGCCCCTTACAAGGTCTTCGTTTATAAAAACATTGTACGTGAAGGGAGTAAGTGTCTGACCCCTTTCTCCCGGACGGCTACGCATAAGACGAGCTGGAACCAAACCATAAAGGTTTGCTGATTTCCAAGTTCCAAGATTAGAAAGGAAGCGTGACTGAGATAACTCACCTACCGCAGAGAACATCCTATCAATGAAATTCACCACATTAAGAGTAGGAAACAACCCAACCTTTTTGTCGGTAAGACCCCAGCCTGTAAACTGACGAGCCTCGTAGTTAAACTTCTCGTTGTCGTTACAAACGTCAATGTAAGCCAACTCAATGTCTCTGTTCGCATACTGCTCGTTGTTGTCGAGATAAGTGTTTAATACGTTTGTCTGCGTTGAGAACGTATCGTCGTAAACATCAGACCAATCCAAATCTTGGAAGTCTTTGATTAGCTGAGTTGCTTTATCCTCAAAGCGAAGTTCAAAGTATGGCTCATCTGCATTTACAACAACCAAAGAAAGATAAGCAACACCTGAAGACAAAGTATTACCAGATTCGTCGTAAAGAAAGTAAACCTTACCGAGGAGTGGATAGTTGCTTCTGTCCGCATCAAAGTCGTAGCCAATTACAGACTTGTTGGTTTCGGTATAAGGAAACCTGTTGCTAAAGCTAACTGGTGATTTTACCTCATCAGGATTTAAGGCGTTGTAAACCTCGATAGAATACTCTACGGTGAAGTCAGGGAACAGGTCTAAGTCTGACCCATCAAGTGTTAGCCTAAAACTCATTTGGTAGCAATTCTAAATTCTACTCGTTGCTTGAATACGTTATTGATAAACTCCGTAGTTCGCTCTTCAGCTGCAATAGAGTAAGCAACACCTTGCTCGTATCCACAATCGTCAACAAGTAGTAGCGGGCTTGCTGAACGGTCCCAACCAATAATAAGGCCGAAGTCTTTTAGATAACTTCGCTTATGGTTGTCAACATTTAATATATACCTTTTCTCAATGTTGTACCGTATATAACTCGTTGAGTAGAAAGCCTGAGAAAGTTCTTCAGCAATAAAGTATGAATCAATAGCATCTGCCGTCACATTGATAGACGGCAAGTATGACTTCTGATATATTGTTATTGTACCACTAGCGGCAAATGTATCCGTATAGATTCTATCGTCGAATCCAGCGAATACTGTTCCTGCTCCTGATGGAGCTGAAGTAGCGTATACTACTCCAAACGCTGTTGACTTACTTGAGGCATCAAAATATTTAACACCATCTCCAATAGCAAACAATGCCGTATTAGATACGTTGAAACGAAATTGCCCAGTGCCTTTCACTACACTTGTTCCGCTAACTTGTGTTGGCGTGGAATCCGCCACAAAATACTTAGCCATTACAGTCTGCTGTTTTTATTTAAAATTCTACGCTCTAGGTCGTTGTCTCGTAGGTCTGTCTGTGTAACGAATGCACGCACTGGCTTTCCTGTGTTATTGGCAACCGCTACGTTTGACTCTGCGATAGCACGAAGATACGACAATTGCTCTTGAGTTGCTCTATCTACTTCAGCCGGAGTAACAGAACCACCCTGCGCGAATCGACTAGGAATCTTGCTTACACTATCGTATGCGAAGCTACCCGATGTTGCTGTTGGTTTTGCTGAGTTGTTGATTCGCTCCAAAAGGCTTCGGTTTAAAGCAGCGGCTCTTTTATTTACAATAAACTCACCACCTTCCATCTCATATCCAGCGCGGCCTCTTACGGTAAAGGGGACACCACCCTCTGCGTGAGAAGGACCATCTACCATACCACCTTCTGCGAATCGCTTAGGGAAGAACTGACGTTGATTGATTGCGCTAAGTTCAGCAGCATAAGCACCACCAGCAAGGCCAACCGTAATTGCTGCACTGATTGCGTTTGCAGGGAATGGCTTACCTCCTAAAATTTCGTTGATCAATGAGCTTGCTACCGCCTGTAAGAAGTTAGCAGTTGCCTGTTGACGATCTCGTTTTTTCTCAGCCTCAAAGATTGCCTTATCAATTGCGTTCTCTCGTTGGATTGCTCGCTTACGATTCTTCTCGGACCTATTGCGGAACTCCTCCTCTGTGATTAGTTGGTTGTCAAGTTGAGACTTAAGGATGTCGTTTTCAATGTCTGCCTGAGCTTGAATTCGAGCACGCTGTGCGTCCAAACGATTCTTTGTGTTCTCAAATGCTACGTCATTAAATTGCTTCAGGGCTTCAGCAGCAGTGCTTAGCGCCTCGTTAAGGCCATCTAAAAGAATCTCTTTCCAGTTGATTTTGTTTTCTCCTTCTAGTGAGTTCTTTAAGTTCTCTACGTTGCCCTCAATGTCGTTAATGAGGTTGTCAATAATCTGAGCGGCGAACCTACCCTCGTCTGTTGTTTGGTCGATAGTTGCCTTTTGCAAAAGAAGAAGTCGCACAGTGTTCTCTGCCTCTGTCTCGATAAGCTCAAGGTATTTCTCCCTGTTCTTCTTGTCCTTTTTAAACTTGTCTTGAAGTCCGTCAATGCTATCTCCGTATGAGTTTACAACATCTTTAGAGTTAGACAATGCGGTTTTGATTTGCTCACCAAAAGTGAAGTCAATGTCTGCACCCAATACCGATATAGCATCGTTAATGTCGTATGTTGAATCAATAATTGATTGAGCGATTTCCGGGAATCCAACCTTAAGATTATTGAAAGCCCTTTGCGAATCGGTAGCAAACTTGCTAAAATCGTTAGTAAGCAACAGCAAAGAAGCAGATGCCCTAGCGTTTGAATCAGAAATAGCCTTGTCGTACTCAGCCAAAACCCTTGCGGTAGCAATTGGATCACCAACTGTAGCCTCAAGCCCTAGTCGCTTACGCTCTTCCGCTGCCTTTTCTTCTGCCTTACGTCGGGCCTCGATAAGTCTAATTTCCTCTTTTAGGCGAGCGGCTCTAGCCTTCAATGAGTTCTCCGTATCCTTCGCTCGCTTAAGTGCTTCCTTCTCAAGCTCCTCTACTTTTGAAGCTGGGTCAATGTACTCTGAAAGGGCTTGCTTGTAATTCTTGAATCCCTGAATCTCTCCTTCTAGCGCAAGGATTCGCTCTCTAGCTCCAGCAGTACGAAGTTGGCTAAGCGTATTGATTGCGCTCTCACGCTTTGCAATTTCTTCGTTTACAAAGATTGTTTCGTTTGAAGCAGCGTTAAATCTGCTAGTTACACTTGTAAGGCTTTTAATCCTGTCGAGTCGAACCTCCAGAGTTTTGTTTAATCTTTCAGAAGCATCTTCGATAAGTTGTGCCTCATTAAATTCCTTTTGACTTCGGGTTAGGATGTCAATAGCGCCTGCGGTTGCCTGTGCCTGTTCTTCTACACCAAACAAAGAGTTTGCAAATGTACTTGCCGCAAGTGAAGCTGCTGGCCCAAAGATAGAGCCCAGTGTTCCAGCAACTCTACCAAGTCTTGTTTCTTGCTTTCCAATCTTGTCAAGTGCTCGCTCAGCTTCAGCAAGATTCTTAGGGTCTGCGTCACGCAAAGCCTTTGCGATTTCCCTTAGCTTCTTGTCGTCTGATCGCTCTAATGCCTGAATGAAGAACTGAACAGCGTTACCACCATTTTCAATTTGACGAGTTAGGTCTCGTTCAAAGCTATCACCTAATTCTTTGTTTAAATCATTAAGAAGTTTGTAACCTCGGCCCAACTTCTCTGACTCACTGCTAAGAAGACCAATAAGGTCTAGCAGGATTTCGGAGTTAGTAATGGCACCGCCAATAGCAATCTGAAACTCCTCAACCGTATTTGTTAAGATGTTATATTGACCTGTAAGTGTTGAGTTTGCCCGAGCGTTCTGAATAATAATACTCGTAAGTCCCTCAGAAGCAGACACTTGGTCTTTAGTTGCCTCAAGGTTACGAAGCAGTACAACCAATTGTGCAGCAGCAGTTTTACCCACAAGGTCTTCTGCCTGAGCAAGGCCGATGTTCCTGTCAGCCAATCGTTGAAGCGTCTGTGAAATATCTTCGCCCGGTTGTTTAAGATCGATAAAGATTTTACGAAGACCAGTACCTGCTCGAGACGCAGAGAATCCGTTATCAGCAAGTACAGCAAGGAAGCTGGCGGTATCTTCAAAAGAAAGTCCTACCTGAGTGGCGAGCGGACCAACGTAACCAATTGCGGTTCCAAACTGATCTAGCGACAGTGTAGAGCTATTGATTGCAGAAGTAAGCGCTGACGCTACAGTAACCGTTTGCTCGGTAGATAGACCAAACTGATTGATAACCTTTACGATAGCTTCACCTGTTTGCTCTAGGCTTTCACCTGTTGCTTGTGCCGCTAACGCTACTGGCGTAAGAAGGTCGGGAATATCTTTTGCTGCAACACCCAACTTAGCAAGTGAGATTGCAAGGTCGCTAACTTCCTGAACGCCAAATGCTGTTTCTAGTGCGGTCTGTCGAATAGAGTTAGACAACACATCTAGCTCTTCAGCGGATGCGCTCGAGACAGCAGAAAGTCTTTGAATGCGATTCTCAAAGTCGGCAAACGCTTTGATTGACCCAACGATTGCAGCGTTTACAAGGTTTACAGCTCCTTGAAGAAGTGAGTAAATCGATACAAACTTAGTTACGCTACCAATTGCCCTTCCAATAGCGGCGGGAGAAAACACAGAAGATAGACCCTCTCCAAATGTTTTGTTAGATGCGTTGGCTTTGTCCTGAGCAAGGCGACCTTTGTTGACCGCGCTGGTAAGGTTTGTGTGAACCTTTACAGCCTTCTCTAGGTTTTCATTTGTCTCTTTACGCTGCTGGTTGCTTACGCCTACCTGCTTGTTGTATTGACGGGTTACGTTAGAGAGCGTAGATAGCTTCTTGCTTACCGACTCAATCTTTTTACCAAGTACGTCGTTTATCTCAGCAGCGGTCTTTCCCTCTGATTCCAGCTTCTTGTACTCAGCAGTGAGTTTCTGAAGTTGGATGGTGAGGTCAGCAATACGCTTGTTTACCTCTGTGAATGTTCTCTTTTGTGCCATTAGAACAACAATGTTAGTTTACGCTCTAGGTTTGTTAGGTAATCGAAAGGCCACAATTCTGCAAACTCTTGTTCTGACTCAACTAGTGCTAAGTCAATTCGGATTCTAGCCTCTGTGATAAATGGTGACCTGTTCTTTAATGCTCCTCTTTCGCCAATACTCCTTGCAATAGCAAACGCTAAAGCCTTTCTATAAATTAATTTACTAAGTGGGTAGGTGTATGTCGTTGTTTTGCCTCTTCGGGTACGCTTCATAGTGTAAACAGCAGCGCCCTTCCAAGTTCCGTTGTTTAGCTTTTGGCCTATCCACTTATAAATCTTCTGGTAGCTTGGTCGCATACCCGAGTCTTCTCTACCTAGTACAGTGTCTACCTGCTGGTAGTATTCGTTTCCAATCCTACCAAAGTCGTAGGTTATCTGAACGTTATAGATTACATCGAACTCGTTGTCAATCTTAAATGAGATTGAGAACATCTGTTCTTCTTTTTTTCTCAAAATAGCATTGATAAGATTACCAGATGCCACCTGTCCTCGCTGCTTTAATACGTTAGCAGCAGCCTCGCGTACTCTACTTTTCTTAAAGTTGCGGGCTAATATTGATCTTAGTTGTCCTGCCTGCTTGCGAGCACTCACCTTAGAGGCGACGAGTTATGTGTCCGCTGCAACGCTTACACTGGCGTGTCTTCTGCACGTTACCGCACTCAATGCACTTGTAAGAGTAGAAAGATTCCGACTCTTCGTTTGGTGTTTGTGGAGCCTCCGGCTGTGGCGCAACCACCTCTTCTGCAACCTGCTCAACAATTTCGTTTGCGATCTCTTCGTTTACAATAGAATGATCTACTTGCACTTTCGGCCGACGGCCTCTTGGTTTCTTTTCCATTACTGCGCTATGCTTTTAATGTACGGGCTTCTTGGTAGCACAACGGTGAACTCGCATATAGCGCTTGTTACGTTGTAGTCAGAACCCGTAGCGTTGACAATATCAATGTCGTTAAACTCTACATCTGCCTCGTCGATTATCTGAAGCAGGTGGTCTTGAAGTTGACCAACCACAAAGATGTTCTCCTCAGAAGATAGTATCATCTGTAGGTCATCCGTAGGGTCTACCCTGTCAAACAGGATAAGCATAAAAGTCAACTCATAGGTGGGGCGATTGAGCTCCCGCGAGATGTTACTGCGTGAAGGCATAAGCACCAAAGAACGGAATTCAAACTCACGTCCTTCGAGCTCTGACTCGTCACCAACAATAACAAACTCGTTTACTAGTGGATGATTTTCGGCAAATGCCTTAACCTCCTGATATAGGTCACTAAGGGTCTTCATCTCACTTTAAATAATTTACAAGCCTCTGCTTACTCGGTCCCTAAACTCCTGAGCCTTATCTAGTTTGGCTTTTTGAATTAAGAAGCTTAGCTCTGGTAAAACCGACTCCATCTTAATCATATAAACCTTTTCATAGTTGAGAACATTTTCTCCGCCTAGCCTACGGACAATGCTGTACCAATACCACTGCTCCCTGAACTTATACTCAAATGTATCGTCTGCCTTTTTGTCATCTTCCTCTTCCTCCTCTTTGGATTCTTCTGGATCGTAAAACACACCAGCGAAGTCAGTAAATAGAATTTTGTTTCTATCTTCAGTGAAATCAGAAAGTATTGAAAACGCAACCTGTATATCTAGGTTAAGGATTGACTCGTCGTTCTTCTTTTCTTTTACAGTGTCGGTGTTGTCAAACTCAGAATCTTCAATTGGCCTTAGTATAAGTCTAAGTATGCTAAAGTCAAAAAGGTGTTTTGGCACTTCGTCCTTTCCAGTAAAGATCTGCTCGATCATAATGAACTGACCCAACACAAGGTCAAATACCTTCCTGTATACTTTAAAATTTAACTTAGAATAATCTACTCTTTTTTTCGAAAGGGGATAGGTGCTCTCAATCTCTGCCTTGATGTCCAGCATCTTTACAGGGTCAAGGCTTCTAAAGTAACGCTCTAGTCCGGCCTCACTATTGGCGTGAGACATAATCTCAATGTGTTGCCTTAGTGTAATCATTTGATAAAGGTAGTGATTCCTCCCTCTTGTTCCTCCTTACAGCACCAACAAGCGATAGCCAAAGACATCACCATATCGTCATTCTTACCCTCAGTATTTGAGAACTGAAGGTTTCCAGTAATCGGATTCCTCTTGCTCTTGAAGTCGTACAACTCCCTGACTAGGTTTGTGTCGTTTGGAATTGTAATAATGTTTTCCTCAAACAGCTTAATAAGATTCCTTACGATCTCTGGCTTGCTCTGACCTGAAGTGGTAAACGGAATCAACTTATACATCCGCTCATCATCAGTAATCTCGTCAAATAAAAGATTGTTGTTGTTGACCTCAAAGTAGGCTGCCGATAGGTGACTATCGAAGTGAAGGTAAAAGTCCTTTATACGCTGTTTAAATGCGCTAGAATCGAGTCCATCCTCCTTTAGGTTGAACCTATCAATAGCAATAACCTCGTAGTCCTGCGTTACGGCAGTAAGAACAGTATAGTCTTGCGCTACGCCAATGTCCATACCGATGTAAACCCGCTCGTATTTGGTGGGTGTGTGCGGCCTTACGGCCTCTTCAATGTTCGAGAATAAGGCATCAGAACTTACTGGCTTGCATAAATACTCCTGATCGAACTGGGCCTTTGTCAAACTCTTCTTAATACTAAGCACCGTCTTCTCTACCTCGGGGTCTTCTAGGTCCAGATACGTCTTCTTGATAGCGACAATATCCTCGGTGTTCTCCTCCTCTAGCCCTCGTTGGTACCAATCCCAAAACCAGTTCTTACCGTTGAAGGTACTCGCCATACAAACCCTGCCGCCGGTACGGGTAACCATAGGAAGCAATACCTCGTTGATAAAAGACTCCGCCATAAACGCAGCCTCGTCGATGTAGATAAAGTCCAACGTTGCTCCTCGCAGGTTATCACCAGAGTCAGCAGAACGGAACTTAATAAAGCTCCCGTTGTAAAAATACATCTCGTTGTTCTTCCTGTCAAACCTCTTGACAATCTCAGTAAACAAATCCTGATGGTTGATAAACGCAGCCTCGATGTCCTTCATAACCTTGTTGGCCTGATCCTGAATAGGACTAACCCAAAAGATTCTTTGCCTTCCTTTATTCAAGCAACGCATAATAGCGTCGTTCATCATAAAGAAACTCTTTCCGGTCTGACGACCAGCAACCAGCAAACTAATAAAAGGCTTGTGCTCGTTTACTAACTTATGGAAATCTATCTGCGGCTTACTGGGCTTGTATAGCTTAATCTCCATCTACCTCTTCGTCTGAGTAATCAATATCAATATACTTATGGCCCTCCTCCTCGTCAACAGGTCTAGTCAAATCAATAGATGCCTTAATGTCAATCTTTGTCTTCTGGACCTTGACAGGAGCCTTGTGACCAGCCATATCATTGATAATCTTAATCGCCTCCATAGCGGTCTTAAAGTCGTCGTTCTCCAAAGCCCTATCTCTAATCTCCAC